TCTATCAATTGAGTCACGCATCGAGCTACCTGAATTTGGTTTCAATTCTGTGAGGTAGTGCTTTACTAACCAACGAACTGAGCCAGCAAAGCTGGCGACTATTGTGGTAACCGCAACTGCGATACCAGCCCATTCGTTGTTAGACATTATTCTGCTCCGCGACCGAAATCTGTTGAGGAACCGTCAAGCCACTTAAGAACTGGTCCGAGGAATCCTGTTAATGCTGCTGTTGCCAAGACCTTAAGGTCTGTTTGTCCTGCTAGATATAGCGCTACTGCAGCTGATGCTGCAGCGCGGAACCAAGATAGTGCCATTGATTGAAATTGTGCGTTCATGTTATCTCCTTAAATAAAAAACCCCGCCGAAGCGGGGCTTTTAATAATTGTTATTAAACTATTGCTTCAACCCAAGAGGTTGTATTTTCATTCCATATGTAAGCTTTGCTGTCTGTTGGCATAGCAACTGGCGCTTCCCATAAATAAGATTTTGCATTTAATATCCATGATGGATATGGCTGTGGGGCTGCAAAACCTGTGCCATCAAACGTATAACCAATACCTGCATAGTTTTTATGCAATGGAGTACCATTTTGTAAATGAACCCCACCATGAGTGTTGTAAGAAGTTTGCACCCAGGAACCACCTAAGTTGGTTTCACACCATTCTTTAGTTTCGGCAACTATTACTCGCTGAACAATTCCATCTACAACTTCTGCAAAATGCGCCATTATTTTTTATCCTTATCTTCGCCGTAAAGAGTTACTGTATTTACCAACTTAACATCGCGCTTGGTGACAATGCCACCTTTTTCATCTAATTGAGATTTAGCGGTTACTTCATCATCTGCAATAATATGCACTAGCATATTAACTTCATATGAAAAACATTGAGTTGGTTTAGATTCTTTAATCTTACTTACATTTGACATACATTCCCCTTATTTTGGATACCTAATAATAATGATACCAGAGCCACCTAAACCAGCGTAACTACTATTTTGAGCTTCATACCAACCGCCTCCACCACCGCTGCCAGTGCTAATTGCGCCATTAGTAAATTGCCTTGCGTTATCTGGAGTGCTGTATCCACCGTATGAACCAGTACCACCACCGCCAAGACCTCCTGCAAGTAATCCAGTATTACCAGAGTTATCTCCACCACCTGAACCACCACCGCCTATGTAGCGAGTACCGCTTGAATCAACGCCAGCATTTACAGAAGTGAGCAAAGCGGAATAAGTTGATGTGCCATTAGCACCCTGCCTACTGCTTGTGCTACCGCCAGTTCCACCGCCACCACCTGAAGGACCACTACCGCCTGTACCAGAACCATTACCACCTTGTGAACCAGTTCCACCAGAATGTGAAGTTCCAGAACCCCAACCAGCGCCACCACCGCAACCGCCATTAGCGCCAGAAACTCCATAACCAGCGCCTCCACCGCCACCGTTAGCAGCAGTTAAAGCGCCAAATTGTGAGTTGTTACCATTAGGTGATGTTGAACCGTAATCACTTGTGCGAGCAGTTCCACCTGCACCAACGGTGCAAGTATAATTTTGTGCCGTTAATGATTGGCTAGTTAGATAAACTAAACCACCCGCACCACCGCCACCACGACCACCAGTGCCTCCGCCTGCAATGACTAGTATGTCAGCAGTTAATGACCTTGTAGGAGTAAAAACATCTGATGTTGTAAACTTGTGATACCAGTATGTTGAATCTTGGTAAACGCTTCCGCCAAGCGCATAAGACATGCCTGTGTAAAAAGTTCCAGAAGTTTGGAAAGTGTGAATTGTATTGCCACCTGATGAAGTTACAACTCCGCCTACGGCTTTTTGAGTTCCTGAATAACGAACAATTACAATTCCTGAACCACCGCTTCCAGCGCCATTGCCTGGATTTCCTCCACCTCCACCACCGCCACCTAGGTTAGCAGTACCGTTACCTGGGAATCCACTTTTAGAACCTGCACCTCCGCCACCTGAACCACCGTTGCCAGGAGTACCACTAAATTCATAATAAACACCTCCACCGCCACCGCCAGCATATGTTACTGCGGAACCGCTGTAAGAATTTGAAGCACCAGCACCACCTTGACCACCAGTTTCATAACCCGCGTTAGCGCCAGCGCCTCCAGCACCACCGCCTCCTCCACCAGCACCACGCTGAGATTGGCTATACCCGCTACCGCCGTTATTGCCTTGTGACGGAGAGGTTGAAGGAGTGTTTCCTGCACCACCGCTGCCTGCACTTCCGCCACCTGAACCACCACCACCTCCGCCAGAACCACCAGCAGAACCAGCACCAGTATCAGTATTACCGCCACCGCCACCAGCAGCAATCGTAGAATTAAAAGATGAACTAGAACCGTTTGTGTTTACAAAAGCACCACCTGCACCAACAGTTACTGTGAAATTTGTACTTGCAGTTAAAACCGTATTGGTTACTGTTCTAAATCCGCCTCCACCGCCACCGCCAGAGTAATAAGAATTACCACCACCACTGCCACCTCCGCCAACAACTAAATAATCAACGGTAATATCTTGTGGTGGAATTATCACTGATGCACCTAATCCACCAAAGCCTTTGGCAGAACCACCTGCTAATGTACCAATAATTGGCATTGTTGAATCTCCTTATTAGGCGAACTTGGTTTGTGTTTCAAGAACTTGATATGTTGCTGATGCTGTCTTAATAATTGTAAATGAGTATGCATCAATAGATGATGCGTTGCCAGCAGTAATTGCTGTTGGAACCTTTGGAGTTACAGTAGTTCCATCAATTTGGATTACGTTTGGATAATAAGCAGTAGCACCATTAGTATTAAGCCAAACAACAGTAATGGCATCACCAATGGCTAAAGCTGTATTAAGGGATACAGTAGAACTGTATCGAATGTTAAGTGTGTGGTTTGCTGTGGCATTAGATGTGTAATACCAAATAGAACCACTTTCAACATTTAAGTTAATTGTTCCAGTTGCAGCAGAATCTACAACATTTATATCTTCTTCTAGTCCCCTTGTAACGGTATCGACAAGAATGCCGTTTCTTTCTCTAGCAAGTGGAAATCCACCCACTGTACTTCCGTCGTGTACTACTACAACATCTTTGTCAGTATCTACTGTAAGTTCTCCCAACAGACCTGTAAACGATGCGTGTTGTGCCGTAGTTCCTCTACGGCGTTGGAATGCAAATGGCATTATAGTGTTCCCCAATCTGAGAGGTTAGCCCAGGAGGCAACCGTTCCGTTATTTGTTAAGAAGTTACCGTTAACCCCTGCCGAGATTGCTGGTATATATCCTGCTGCTGCTATAGCGGATGCTGCTGCAGAGGAAGCTGATGTTGCAGCCGATGCAGCAGAAGTCGCTGCAGCCGTGGCTGATGTTGATGCACTTGCTGCACTAGTTGTAGCAGCAGTTTGAGAAGCCAACGCTGATGTTGCTGACGTGGCTGCAGATGTCGCACTTGTTGCAGCGCTTGTTGCGCTAGTTGTTGCATTGGCTGCAATTGTTGCAATGTTTATATATGTTGTTGTAGTGGTATCTGGTGATGCAATGTCGCCCATATCTCTGACAAGACCAGCTCCAGTTAAATCAGTTACTGCTATAAAACTTGCATTGGCACTTGATGCCGAAGTAGCAGCGGATGCTGCGCTAGTTGCTGCAGCTGAAGCTGAGTTCGATGCCGAGGTAGCTGAAGTGGCAGCTGCCGATGCGAGTGATGTAATCGTTGCAACAGATGCTGCTGCAGTAGCTGCCGAGGCGGAAGCACTGTTGGCACTTGTTAACGCAGAAGATGCTGAAGTCGAAGCAGCAGCAGCGCTGGTTGCTGCAGCGCTTGCTGAAGCAGTTGCACTATTAGCACTGGTTGATGCAGCATTAGCACTGGCTAAAGCACTGCTTGCAGATGTAGATGCACTGGATGCAGAAGTTGCTGCAGCAATTTGAGAATTAGATGCGTTAGTTGCAGAAGTAGATGCAGCCTGTTGCGATGCCAAAGCAGAGCTTGCTGATGTTGATGCACTTGCTGCACTTGTCGCTGCAGCCTGTTGTGAACCTAGCGCTGAACTTGCTGATGTTAATGCAGAAGAAGCAGATGTTGCGGCAGCTGCCACCTGAGCATCGGCAAAGTCTTTACGTACCGCATCAGAAGATGATGTAGGTGTAGCCAAGTTTGTAATCTTAAAGTTACCAGCATCAAGGATTGAACCAAGTGTTGCTGTAGTAAGTGTCTTGCCAGTAAGTGTCTGCGCTCCACCAGTACCAACAATATCTCCAGTTACGCTGTGAGCGTTGGTTGATGATTCATGTGTACGAGACTCGGCGAAGTCACGAGCAGATACACCGTGTTCTACGGTTGCACCTACTGAGTGAGCTTTGGCTGTGCTTCCATCGACACCACGAGTAACGGCATAAGAAGAACCAACTAAACTGGTTACCGTTACGATTTCTTCGTTAGCCGTATCCTTTTCAAGAATCAGGGTAAACGGATACTGGGATGGAAGACCAGATGGTGCAGCAAGCAGAATGCTTGTGCTTGATGAATCTACGGAACTTGAAAGCGTTGTCTTAGCAGCCGTAGAACTGTAATAGCGTGACGGTGATGGCATTCGTTACCTCGTATACTGGATTATGTTTAGGAAGTCTGCCTGCTGCTTGGCGATTTCCTCCGCCAAGCGAACAGTGTAAAGCTGGAAAATATATTTAGCAGCGCTGGTTGAAGCACCAGCTGCAACTGGTTGGTCAAGTACATCTGCAGATACAGATACTGCTGTAACTTTTCCTGCATCTACTGTTGACAGTAGACGGTACATAGCACCGAGTCGAACTACATCTTCGCAAGAAGATGGCAGACCGCTTACGGTTAAATCTTGATTGTCAGTAATAGTTGTTGGATACTTTGTATATTGAACTCGTACATCACGACCAGGCATTGGAGCCTCTTTTAAGATAAGGGCGTTCTTGGTAGTTCCTGTCGTGGAATCGTAGTAATTTGTATCTAGTCGCCAGTTCTTGATTATCTGCCATACGCCTGTTGAATCTGGCACATCCCATGAGATGCCAGTTATATCAACCAAAGAATCTGGCATGATGTATGAATAGTCAGAACCATTAAACTGGAATGTATGGTTAGCAATAACAGGGAATGTCATTCCCTTGATTGTTTCTAGGATGGCTCGTTTGACTTGAGTCTTTGGGAATAGTGGGTTGTTGCGTACGACAGAACCAGCTACGTGGCTTGTTGCTGCTGTGCCACGCCAGCCACGACCTACAGGGTTACCTGCAACACCAAGAACTTGGATAGTACCACTGTCCTTGATTGACTTCTTTACGTAGATAAGTTCTTCATCAATCTCAACAATACCCTTGCTGAGAGATGTTACATCATCAACCGCTACGGTTAAGTCACTGTTATTCATAGAAGAAGTAATGACGGTAACAGACTCTTGGTTCTTTACATAAGAACCAACTTCTGCAATGGTCTGTTCAACCAACTGGTTTAATGTTGCCATTATGCTTGTGCTGCCCTTCCTATTTTTTCAGATACTCGAACAGCTTTTTGAATATCTTTCATCTTTGTTGATGCTGGTTGAATGCCGAGTTTGCGAGCATCGCGGTAAGCATTTAATTCTTTATCAGTTGTTTTAAGTGCTGCAGCAGATGGCTCATGGCTAATACCAATATTGGATGCACGAGCGCATTCTCCCCATGATTCATGGTCTTGTGTTGGGCATCCAGTTCTACACTTCGGCAATGTAATCACCATACCCTGCAGCGGTTAACTCCGCTGCCTCTGCATCTGTTATAGGGTTTTGATAACCACCGCGTAAAACGCGGTCGTAATCTTTTAATGAACTGTCTTGTGGTGAAACAATCGTTGACCATACGCCATTCTTTTTTACAACAGTCTTAGACCATGGATATGAAACAAACCATAGATGCTCTGACATGCCAAGCTTGATACGCATTGGTGGTCCACTAAAAACTTTTGCCATTACCACTTCACCTTGTCTGCCCAATAGGCTGCCGACATAACACCTTTGTTAATGTTCTTTGCATGACGTGCTTTGAAACTTTGACGACGTTGACGGTATGACTTTGTTTCACCAGACTTTTCTGGTGAACCAGAGACACCTTGCTGACCAAAGCGAATAGTCTTTACTTGTGAGCCAGATTTGGCTACAACAACATGCGACTTCTTTGGATGGTTAGGTGTAGCCTTTGGCTTATTAAAACCAGATACACCTGCTCGCTTTAGTCTTGGGTCCATTTACTTCTTCTTTGCTGCTCTCATATTGTCAACTAGATTTGGGTACTTACGTCCTCCTGCTTTAGCAGCAGCCTTGGCTGATGCTTTCTGTGCTGACGTAAGTGGCTTAGAAACTTTATTTGGATTTGGCTTATCCCAAACTTGTTTCTTCTTTGGCACTTAGCGAGCCTTCTTCTTAGGAAGTAGTGGCTTTGCCTTGCCAACTTGGCGAGTCATGGCAGCAGCTGGACGAGCTGGCTTAGCTGGTAAAAGTGGCTTGGCTGGGCGTGGCTTTGGCTCCTGCTGCTTTGCAAGAAATTCACTTTGTTTATTCCATGAACGAACATACATCTTACCTGCTTCAAGTGCTCCCATGCCACGTGGTGAATATGATGTTGATGGCTTGGCTGGTTTTGGCTTGTCAAGATTAATCTTACTGCCTTGCATAACCATCTTCTTTAACTTTGCTTTTTGAGCTTCGGTCATTTTCTTTGGCATATTATTTACCCTTTTTCTTAGTAGTTTTTTTGACTACTGGCTTCTTAACCATCTTCTTGCCAGTCTTCATTGCTTCCATCTTTGCCATTGCCATACCCTTAGCGGTGTATGCAAATTCTTTTTTTCCAACATTAGGCATCTTCAATATCCTCATCTAAAAAGTCTAGAGTTTCTAATTCAAGTTCAGGAAGTTGGCGCATCAATAATTCCCACGCTTCACCTTCTGTAAATCCAGCATTCTTGTACTCTGTATACAACTCATGTGCTTGCACAGCATGGTTCTTAAGAGGTGTCAAGAAGCTTACGTCTGGTTCTGGTTTTTTCTTTGGCATATCTTCCTTAAGTAGAAGGGGGAGGTTTCCCTCCCCCTTCCGTCGAAACTAAGAAGCGATGCTTGACTTAGTTTTGATAACGTAACGAGCTTCAGTACGGAAGATGTTCCATCCGACGAGAGCCTTCCAGCCTGCTGGGCGGAAGCGCATCAACTTGTCAGTTACTGGACCGATAACAGTCTTTGGCTCGTAAGAGACAGCCTCGATAAGAGCCTGCTTTCCGAGAAGAACTGTTGCGTATACCTTTGATGTACCAGAGCCTGAGATAGACTCGCAACGTGGTGATTCGATATAACGAACCTGGTCGAAGATACCGATTTCACCGTTCCAGAGGTTGGCTACGCCAGCTTCTGTGTAGGTGTGAGGTAGCTGCCATACAGCAGAACCAGATGATTGAGCTTCTGAACGAAGGTCGTATGATACGTCTGGGTGAATAAGGGCTGTGTAAAGTCCGCCCTCACGTGGCTGTACGTTTGCTCCACGTAGCTTTGCAACACCACGGCGAGCAAGTGCTGCTGTGATGTTTGCTGCTGTTGTAGATGAAGATACATCCTGTCCGTTGAGTGTTGACTCATCAGCAGATGATGTTCCTGTGAAGCGACCTGTTGCAAGGGTTGTCAAGCGGTTCCATACAATTGAGTCAAGTGAGTCGCGCATGTTGAATGACAACATGTCTGCTACTGCTGGGTCAATTGCTGAAAGTGACTCAAGAGCCAAACGCTCAGTTGTAATAACAGCATTACCGTATTCGTTAACTGTTACGTTAACACGGTTGGTGTTGTTAAGTGTTACTGCATCTGGGTCTTCTGTTTGAGTTAGTGCTGTTGTAGCACGTGATAGGTCTGTGTAGACCTGGAATACGACAGTGTTACCTGGGTTTGTTACATCGACTGTGCGCTTGTCCGCAAACTTGCGGAACATTGGCTCGGAACGAAGGGCAAACTCAATGTACTTGTCATACGCCGTCTGAATCAAGTTCGACATCGTTGATGTCGTCGTTGACGTGGCTGGTGTAATTGGCACGTTTATTTCCTTCTATTAGGGTTGGTTGTGGACTATCAGCTTCTAAGTAAAGCGCTTAGCTCTTCTGGCGATGAGGCGTTTGCAATACGAGATTGCAAGTCCTGACCGATATATGGGCTGTACTCTCCATCTTCGAAGTCTGACATTTGCTCATATGCTTGAGCATCTGGGGAGGCTTCCTCTCCCTCTTCAACGGCTTCAATACCAAAGGCATCACCGTATTCATTTAGCCATTCAGCTACTGCATCAGGGTCGGCTTCGACTTCTGATGGAATGAACTGAGCGATTTTTGCATTTAGTCCG